CAGCTTTTGAAAATGTCTCTTTCAATTGACTGGAAACATTGTCTCTAATCTCTTGTTCAAGTTCAAGATTGCCTAATTTCTGGTCAAAAGCATTAGCATCTGGTAAAGGCTTTTTATCAAAACTCCAAGAAAATTTGTTTTGCACTTCCTCCAGTGATGGATAGTAAAATCCATCTACAGCACCATTAAACTCAGCTATTGCATTATCTTTTAGCTGTACATAATTATCTAGAAAATCTGTTACCCTGCCAAAATATTCTTGTCTCAGTTCTTCCATTGCTTTTGAGTGACTAGCCATTAGAGTTACTGGGATTAAGTCGTCTGCGTATTGAGTAGAAGAACCTACAGAACAGACAACAAAACTTTTATGTACTGCCCTTGCTCTTTTTGAAATACTGATAATAGCTTTTAACATATCTTGGCTAGAACCAAATGCATCTATATAAGTTCTAGACATTTTCTGGTCTGTATCAATGTTATGTTTCTTTTTGAATTCGGCATCCATCCCATGCGCTAGAAATCTAGGGTTATAATTAGTATTGTTGAAATTGCATACATAAGTAGTCTTCTGGATATTTGTTTCCATGTTAGAAACTCCCTTTTGATTTGTTGATAAGTAAAGAAATTCTTGAAAGATAAGAGGGCGATTGCTCGCCCCTTGTTAAACTATGCCATAAGGTCTGTGAACACATCCATATTAGCCATAGCAAAAGTTTTAATATCTGCGTTATGCATAAGAGTTTTATCTCTTTTGACTGCATCAGTAATACACAGGACAGCAAATTCTTTATTCATTCTTGTAATATATTTTACTGTCTTGGTTGCGTTTTCCTTCGTCATAAAGAAAGACAAAGACTGTGCGAGGGTAAACGACAAGTCTGGTCTGTTAACCTCTGGCAGTCTGCACCCTGTAGGGTCTGCATAAATTTCTTCTCTTGGAATTAATTCTGTCCAAACTCTTCTGAATGCTACATATTCTGTTGCACGTTCACTGCCCATGATGGATTGAATAATAGGCAGTTCCAAGTCTTTTGGAATATCTCCAAGAAATTCCTCATCAGACAATTCTTTACCACTCCTAGGAGTAAAAGAAACAAACTGGTCTGGAAGAAAACCTTCAGTTATACATGTAGGGTGCTGTTTCATATAAGCAGTCACCAATGGATGCCATTTATCTATAATTGAAAATTCAATTACATCATTTGCGCTTGGGTGTAATTCATAAACCCTTACCCTGTCAAAAAAGGCTAAAGGCAAATCATTATAATTAGAATTATCTTCTGGTCTGTTTCCCATGCATACAATAGCAGGCTTTATAATTTTTCCATTGTATTCAGTCCACAGGTCAAGAGTTCCAACCCTGCCCTCCAGAACCAGAGACTGAAGCGCTGAAGACATCTCAATACTGCAACATGTGATTTCATCAATTACAATAGCAGACCTAATGCCTTTCTTAGCAAGTCTGATAATCTTGACAAACTCTTCTTGGTTTGCCCAGACAGATGTAGTTATACCATCTGGATTTTGTTGTGCTGTAGGTATGCCTGTGAAATCGTCTACAAGTCTTGTCTGTCCATTGAGTTGTAAAACGTATCCAATATCTAAGGATGGGTCTTTTAATATATCTTGAACAATACTAGTCTTGCCTACACCAATTTGAGCCAGTACTAGGGTGACCTTTTCTTGGGAAATGTTTCTTCTAATAATTCTTCCCATGTCTGCAATGCTTATAGTCTGGTGATTAATCATAGCCATGTCTCTATTCTCCTGTTTTCTTTTAAATACTGTTTCGTTCTTTTGAACTCATCAGAGATAGCGCACACTATCTGACAGTTACACCCTCCAAAAATACTACCTATTGATATCTCTAAAAATCCCCTAGCATTTCAACATGTCTCGGTCTGACATAATCTTCTGTAAGGCTGTGTCTGGGTTTGGACTGCAACACAGCTTGGGAGGGTGGTCTGGAAGTGGACTAGGTTTCCAGAGGAGGGTTTGCACCTCCATTTTTTCTTTCATCCAATCATCTGGACTACTTCAGCATGGGAGGGAATTTGCCCCCCCTCTAGTAACTCCGAAAAGTCAATAGAGACTTTCTCTTAGCATCAAAAACTGCTTTTGGCAAGAAATTCTTGACTGTATCTAAACTATAAAAATGCCATTTGAATGTATACCTAGAACACTTACATATATAAATACTGACTAGTCACATCCTATAGGCAGAAACAGACCAAATAAACGAATCACCTTTTAGTATGTTTCTATATAAAGAACGCATGACTGGTAATTATTCTTGGATTTTATTTAAAAAAAAGAACTTTTCTTTTATTTAATAGAATACAGGCAAAAGAGCCGTTATAGAACAGAAAGAGAACAAACCAAGACGTTTTAAAGACCCTCAGATGGGTGAAGAGGGTTGCTTATGCATAATCATACACGAGCATTTTAATGCGCTCTGACCCTCTTTAGTTGCCTGTTAAATTATATAGGAAGTACTGACTGGTCACATGTTAGGGTAAGTAAACTATAAAAAAGGAAGATTATGGCTAATAGAAAGAACAAAGCACAGATGGGGCTGACAGATAAACAATGGAAATTTGTCAATGCGTATGCTCTGGGAATGCCAGATTGTCAAGATTGCAAGGGCGTTGCGAGTATGGCGTATAAGTTCGCTTATAGTGCAGATGGAATGAAACCCTCAAGTATTTATAAAGAAAGCTGTGTCATGCTTGATAGCCCCAAGATTACCCAAGCGATTCAAAGTTTACAGGAAGAAAGACAGGAGAAACATCAACTTTCTTCAGTGGCACTGAGAGAGAAAGCCCTAGATGGGCTAATTTTACTTGCCGAGTCTGCAAGTTCAGACCAAACAAGACTGAGAGCATATGAGTTAATGGGCAAAGTAGAGGGTGTGGGATTGTTTGAAGGAACTAGAATTGAATCAAACCAGACATTAAATATAAAGACTACAGAGGAAGAGTTACAAGACAGCATATTACAGGCAATGCAAGACCCTAATATTATTAAACTATTTGAAGATTAGCATCCCATAATATAGGGGATTCTATTATTGACTGGTCAAAAGATTAACAAGACTAATCCAGTACTAATTAATATAGTACCAACTTAGTCCTATATAAAAGAGGGGGACTTATTTTAGCGCTCTCAAAAACTTATCATCACCCATCCCCCCCTTTTTTTGTTTATTGTCTGTCGTACTATGTACTGTATTTCAGCCATACAAATCCCAAAAATCCCCTATTTCAGTGCCTACCATCTGCCCCTCTACCCCCTAAATAATTGATTTTACAGTAACTTCCCTAGCCCAAAAAATTTATAGCAAAAATTTTCGTAAAAAAGTTGACTAAATTATATAAAAAAGGCACAAAAGAAGCACACCAACCAAGGTGGCTAACGAAGGGAAGCTACAATGCCCCCCCATTGTGGTTTCCCCCTAATACAGGGCAAATATAAAATATGCGTGTTTTTGATTGTTATATAGACGATGACGGAGCGTTCCAAGTTAACAAAGAAGCTATGGTAACGTGGTTTAATCAGGCTGTACTAGACTTGGAAGTAATAAAGCCCCCTCAAGAAGATTTACCGTTTTATATTTTTTTAATGGGGTGTGAAGCAGCTTTGAGATGTCAAGAGATAGACAAGATACACTAGTAAGCTTAAACGAAGCTGAAAAAGAGATAGGATCTATTCTTGCAAAAAAAAGATATGAGCAGGCACGGAACAATAATATAGAACAGACCGTTCCTGTCAAACCATGGGATGTTCTTGAGTACGACAGGGAAGGTATTTTTGCAGAGATGGCTTTTTGCAAGATAGCCGATGTGTATCCTCAACTTGTTTTTACAATAGCCGTCATGTCGGTCAAAATGGGAGCAGACTATGGAGACGTTTTTTACAAAGGCAAAAACATTGATGTAAAATCGACAACGCATGAAAAAGGCAAACTTATTGCTAACGTAAAAAACGACAACGTAGATTACTACGCACTTATGGTTGGCAAAGAGGGAGAGTACCGATTGGCAGGTTTAATGAAAGCCCAGATATTATGCCAAGAAGAACGTTACGGATTACACAACATTTTTAAACGGGCATGTTTTAAGGCTGACCAGTCAGAACTTATTGGTTGGCAGGAATTTTCAAACATTGCCTAGACCAAAGACCATAAACGAACCGACACGTTCTTACAACCTTCTTATCCCCCAAAAGGATTTAGATGCTGTTTATAAGATGTCTGTCGAAAAAACAAGGGAGACAGGAAGGCATGTCACAATGGCCGAAGTCATACGCAAAGCCGTCAGGCACTACATCGAAGACGTTTGTACCGATATATAAAAAATGTAAGGAGTGTGGCTCAGAGGTATGGGCTTGCTTTTCTGATGACTTTGGTAAAACGTGGACTTGCTGGGGTCATCGAAAAGGGGCAACAGCAGAAGAAAGGGGAGAAGAAGATGCTAGGGAACTTAATAAAAAGAACGAAGAACGGGAAATTAAAAGATCATCTGTCGAATACAGAAAAAAAGTCCAACGGAAAAGAAGAGGGCTTCAATACGGAGACGACAACGGACAGTACGATTACTTCTTCGATTGACATGGTTAATCAACCCCCTCACTACGCATCATCAAAAATAGAGTGTATAGAAGCTATGGAAGCAATGACCAGTCAGGGAAGACAGTTTAAAGTAAAACTTACAGCACATGGGATGTATTGCTGGCAGGTAATATTTAAATATATATGGAGATTTCCTTATAAAGATAAGCCTATAGAAGATTTAAAAAAGGCACGTTACTACTTAGATAGATTAATTAAGACAATGGAGAAAGAAAAATAAGCACTGCACGGATAAACGGTGTATTATGTAAGTATAAAGGAAATTATATATGATTTCTTTAAAGGATTTATTGTCGAAGTTAGATCAATTACCTTCTGAACATCGAAACAAAATATCAGGCGCATTGTCAAAGTGGCAGGAAGCCAAAAATATAGAAGGTTCAAAAACTGATTTTTTGTCTT